AAAGCAAATCCAAGAGTACAAATTCAAATTGATACTGTTAGGGATACTATTTTTGTTACAGAGAAGAAAAACTTTTGGGGTAAAAGTAAAAAAGACACAGTACAATGAAACAGTTTTTTTGTGATGAGAACGGAAATCTAAGCATGAAGCGTTTATGCGGATTGTTATGTGTTATTGCTTTATGCGTGACTATGTATCATAACTCGTTTAGTGAGGAACACGTAGCACCATCGGCAATACTTGTTGAATCAGTAGCTTTGTTGGCTTTTGGTTGTTTAGGATTAACATCAGCAGAGAAAATATTTAAGAAGAAAAATGAAACTATCTGAACACCTTTCACTAAGCGAAGTTACTCGCAGCGAATCAGCAAAACGTAACCAGATTTCGAATATGCCAACTGGAGAGCATATAGCTAATTTTATGCTATTGGCTGAAAAAATATTTGAACCTATAAGAGAGCATTTTGGCGTTCCAATTCATATCTCAAGTGGATATAGAAGCAAAGAGTTAAATGCCAAGATTGGAGGAAGTGCAACCAGTCAGCATTGCAAAGGTCAAGCCATTGACATTGATATGGATGGCAGTACCAATGGAGTTACCAATGCTGATGTGTTTGAGTATATAAAAGATAATTTACCATTTGATCAGCTCATTTGGGAGTTTGGAACAGACAATAACCCAGACTGGGTGCATGTTTCCTACGATGCAAAGCAAAGAGGTCAAATATTAAAGGCAGTAAAAGTAAAAGGGCAGACAAAGTATTTGCCTTATTCATGATATGACAAGTGCAGGTTTATTACTTGTATTTGTGGGATGCTTACTAATCTTGTAAATTAGTCTATGAAAGTACAAATCAAGATAGGCAGAGATAATACCTGGTATCAGGAATGTATAGGACAAATCTTTGAAGTGGAAGAAATACCCAACGGCTATGGAGATCACAAGCTGATTGACTGCTCGGATGGATATAACCGTTGGATAAATAAGCATGATTTTAAAACTTTGTAAGTGTTTTTCACATTATCGGTTAGCGGAGAGTTATCGGCAACCGTAAAGACCACCATTCTCCAAAATCCATATTAATTTTTCGACGATAAATGAAGCCTCAGACATTTTGCCATCCCAATAATGGTATTGGGGGTCAAGTACTTTAAACAAATCACGATTAAAATTAAATGAAACTATCCTAAGTTGCATTTCTTTAATCAGTTCTTTTAATACTTCTTCTTCCATTTTGATTTAATTAACCTCCAAACCAATCTACACACCCAAACCAAAGCGGAGAGGGTTATGTAAATTGTCAGAGTTATGAATATGAATGCGGTGAGGATCATTAGTTATTTCTTTTAAATATCTTTTTACGTTTATCAGTATCAATCGTTTCTGAGTAAAACAATATAGTTATGGGGATGATTAATGATATTACATTCATCGCCACAAACTTTTGTGTGAATCCAAAATCAAACCAATAATATAGCAAATTAATAATCCATGAAATTAGCGCAAAGAATACTGCGGTATTTCTTTTGCCGATTAACGTAAAAATTAATATTGAGCATTCTAAAGAAAATGCAAATATCCAGGATATAATGTAATCTAAGTCTGTCTTTTTACTTATCATGTAAAAGACCTCTGACGCGTGTGTTATTTGTGTTAATAAGGCAAACCCTATTGTAACTAATATAAATTTTTTCATGATTTTTCTATTTTTTAATCTTAAAGTTTCCTAATTTCTCTACCAATTCCTCCATTGTGTATTCGGGAATGTTAAAACCTCGCATCTTTTCATTTGAATTTTTAAAGGTTAATTCCTTACCATTTAAATCATAAGTATATTCATGACTATATCCATTTGAATTTTTAAAGGTTAATTCATTACCATTTAAATCATAGGTGTATTCATAACTAAATTCTTCTGAATCTTTGTAGGTTAATATTTTACCATTTAAATCATAAGTACATTCATAGCTATATTCTTTTGAATATTTGTAAAAATTATAGACTTTTCTACCCTCATTATCAAATAATTCTAAATTCTCTGTTGTCCCTAAAATATTTTTCATGATTTTTCGATTTCATAATAAATTTTCAAATGCTTTAATAATTCCAAAAATGATGTAGGATAATACTGCAGCTGCAATAATCCATTTTAAAACCTCTTCTGTTTGTAACTGTTTCATAATTTAAATCCCTCTCTTTTTAACAATTTGTCAATCTCCTGCTCAATCAGTCGCGTCTGGGCCAGGCGTTTACTTTTACTAATAGTTTTTAAAGCTGCTCGCTTTTCATCGGTCAAGTAGACCGGAATTGATTTTAGTTTTTCAGTCATGTGTTTTTTATTTCTACAAATATATAAATTATATCAAAATTAAAATAAATAAAAAAAAATATCAAAATAATTTTTTTATGTCGATTATTAATTTTATATTTACATCATGCAATTCAATAAAGGGTTGCACAAAACTTGCAAATCATGACTACTCAAGAATTAAACAAAGAAGTAAACGCAGCTATATTAAGAGGTTGTAAATTACCAGTTGCCCAAATCGAGGCCATTTTATTAAAATCAGAAGCTAAGAAAGCAAAAAACATGAAGCGCATAATGAAAGGTTTTGCCAGACGCGCAGAATGGGAAGCAAATCCATCAGACGGAAATTTAATTTTGGATGGTGTTGTGTATGACAACTTGAGCGAATATAACAGAGCTTGTGGTCGTAAATTAATGTCTATAAGATAACATTCCCCAGTTCCGCAAGTCTGCGGAATCTGTCACCCCATAGCTTTTCGAGGCATGGGGATTTGGCAGTATAAGACAATGGTGTTTTATAAAAACTTGCATAAAATGAAAACAATATCAGGCAGAGAGTTAAAAGTAACCAGTAACGTAAAAGAGCGCACTTTCAGAATCAAAACAGAGAGCGCAACTTACAAAACCATCCGAATGAGTAATGAAGAGTTTATTGAAGCTACTAATTGGACTGGTAATGACTGGCAGAATTTTTTAAACAAGACTTACGAATATTTTATTATTAAGTAACATGGAAATTTTCATCTTTTTTATTATTATGGCAGCTCTCCTGATTGGATTAGCTGGATTATGTGACTATTTAAGTAAGAAATTAAAATGAACTTTGACGCGTATTATGATGATCTGTACGAGCGTACGGAGACATCAGCAGAGCATTGTGAATACTGCAATGCAAGAATTGAAAAATGTAAATGCCATAAACACGATGATTACGACAGAAGGAGGGACGAAGAAAATGAATAATCTATTTGACAGATTAAAGCCTGAGTACAAGGTTTTATTACAAGATCAAGCCGAGTTTTATCCAAATGCTATTCCAGCAATCATTGATGAACTTAAAAAAGAAATTTCTATTTTAGATTTGCGTTATGGAACTGTCGGATCCTTGGCACTGTACCTGAATCTAAAAAATTCAGGAATTACCGAAATTGTAAACTTATTCAACGAATCATGAAAACATTATTAATTAAAACAACAACCCTTCCAAGTGGTGAGCGTATCACTTGGAAGGATGGGATGCCGGTTCACAAGACCAGGGAACTGCACTCCGATCAGTTTAATCAATGGCATTTTTATATTCAGAACGAAATTATAAAAATGAGAAAGTGGACTAAGATCATTCGTAAAATTTCAATAACATGATGCACTTTCACGAAGATCCAAAAGAAAATAAGTACGTTTTATTTTGGTCGATTATGTTTTTGATGTTGTTAATTGCTTTGTTTTTTGTCGTTGAAATATTTACAAAGTTTTATTTGCAGGTAACATAATAATTTTTTAATTTAGATACACCGACTGGAAGCGGTATTTAAAAACATTTTAACAGCCTTATTTCGGGGGAGGGACTTCCAGCCCAAACCCGGCATAAGGCATTTTTATTTATAATGAGTACAGAAAACAAAAAACCAAATCTTCCTGCAATAGTCAAAGATTTGGGACTATCCGTAAAAATGGATAGTTTAAACACCTTGCTGAGTAGCACACCGCCGCAATCGTGGCTATCCGTTCACAAAGGTATTACCTACCAGCCTATTGATCGGGTAAAGAATAGCCTAATCACTATCTTTCAAGATTATGATTGGGCAATTAAAAATGTTCAAATTATGGCTAATTCTGTTTTAGTATTTGGAACGCTATCTGTAATTAATCCCATCACCGGGCGCACCCGGAATGTGGACGGCGTTGGTGCTTGGCCAATACAGTTAAAGTCAGGATCTACGCCGATGCAGATTGAAAACATTATTCAAGACGCAATTCAGAAAAATGCACCGGCTGCCGAAAGTTTGGCCTTAAAAAATGCAGCTTCAAAACTTGGTAAAATCTTTACCGATGGCGGATCTGAAGTTGAGTTTAACGGAATGTACTCTAAGGATGTACCAATGGATGACATTAAAGCCTCGCAATCATGATTATCACCGGACAACAAAACGAAAACCAGCGCACACCAGAATGGCTTAAGTCCAGGATGGGGCGGTTCTCTTGCAGTCAACTGCACAGACTAATGACCGAACCAAAAGCAAAAGCCGATAAGGAAGCTGGCAAATTATCAGATGGCGCAATTACTTATGTGATGGAGTGTATTGCTGAAAAGCTAACTGGCAAACCAGCCAAAGAAGATTTTACAAGCAAGTATACTGATTGGGGCGTAATGCATGAACCTATCGCTATTGGTATTTATGAGGAAGTATTTCAGACAAAGGTAATTCAATCGGGATACGTTCCGCATGGTGATAACTTCGGCGGTTCGCCTGATGGCTTGGTAGGTGACGATGGAGGCATTGAAATCAAATGCCCCTATACAATTACTGCTCATTTAGTACACTCGCTTACAACTGATCTAAAAGCGGATTATAAAGAGTGCTACTGGCAGATAATTGGTTACATGATAATTACCGGGCGCGAGTGGTTTGATTTTATTTCTTACCATCCTGAATATCCGGGCAAATATCAATTCAAGCGTATTCGATTAGAACGTGCAAATGTGTTCAATGACATTGAACAAGCGGAAAAGAAAATAGAACAAGCAACTTATTTTTTAACTCAAATTTTAAACTCTATCTAATTATGGGAAAACCAATGCACGGCTCAATATGTTTGAGCGATCTCGGAGATGCTTTTAAAGCAGGTCACTCCGCATTTAATAAGTCCGAAAAAAACGGAAAAGTGTACGCGAACATCGCAGTCTGGATGAATGATGAACCAGATCAATACGGTAATATCCTTTCCTTTCAGCTTAACTCAAAAAAGGATGCAACTGATGAAAAGGTTTACTTCGGTAATGCAAAAATGCCTGATGGGGTAAAACCTCAATCTGCACAAACACCAAACGCAAAGGATGATGATCTCCCTTTCTAACCAATCCCCCCTGCCATTGAACATCGGTGGCAGGGGTAAACGATACGGCAATAGGCATGAAAAAAAATCCATAGGTTTAGCATTAGAATATTGCATCGGTAATAATATAACTCCGACCGAAGCTGGCAGATTGCTAAATTTACCAATGGCAACAGTTGCTGATTGGATGACAAAATATTGGTTTTATAAAAAAATAGATAACCCGATAATCTTAACCTTACAATCCAATGTTTAATCATTTACACCAATGTATATTGATGGACTTCTTTAGAAGGAGGTCATTAATGAAATACAAAATAGAAGATATTTGTGATGCGATTTTAAATTATTATAACTTATGACATACGAAGAATTTATAGCGCGAAAAAAGCGAACAATTAATGAATCTGGATTTCATATTGAAATATCAGAACTCAATTCAAAACTATTTCCATTTCAGGCGTTTTGCGTACAGACCGCTTTAAGAAAAGGCAAATTTGCATTCTTTGAGGATTGCGGATTAGGAAAAACATTCCAGCAGATTGAATTTGCTTATCAGGTAACTAAAAAGACTGGATGTAAGGCGTTATTATTAGCACCTTTGGCAGTCGTAGGGCAGACTATTAAAGAGGCTTCACGATTTGGATATTTACTTGTAGAGTATGATTCTGTAAGTACAATGCAGATTGCAAACTATGAGCAATTAAATAATATTGATTGTTCTTTATTTGATTGTATCGTTCTTGATGAAAGTTCAATCATAAAAAACTTTGATGGCGCAACCCGAAAGCTGATAATAGATCAGTTTGCAAATACTCGTTATAAATTAGCTTGTACGGCAACTCCATCCCCAAACGACCCTATGGAATTAGGCAATCATTCTGAGTTTTTAAATATAATGTCTTATAATGAAATGTTAGCAATGTATTTTGTTCATGATGGGGGCGATACTGCAAAATGGAGATTAAAAGGCCATGCAAAAGATCGTTTCTATGAATGGGTATCTGAATGGGCTATTATGTTATCAAAGCCTGATAACATAGGTTTTAAAATGCCTGGTTATGCTTTGCCTGAATTAAAACTGATTGAGCATAAAGTAAAAACCGATGATCGTGAGAATGGTCAACTATTTAATGATGTGGCAGTTTCAGCGACTAACTTTAATAGTGAATTAAGATTAACAAAGATTGAAAGGCTTTCACAAGCTGCAGAGATTGTAAATAATTCAACTGAAAATTTTATTATTTGGATTAAGCAAAATGAGGAAGGCGAATATTTAAAAAAATTAATTCCTGATTCAATCGAGGTTAAAGGATCTGATACAAATGAATTTAAAAAGTCCAAATTATTAGGTTTTGCAAATAATGAGTTTCGTGTATTGATTACCAAAACAAAAATAGCAGCAATGGGTATGAATTACCAAAACTGCCATAATCAGATATTTGCATCCTTAGATTTTTCATTTGAGGGTTTATATCAAGGTATTAGGCGTTCATACCGATTTGGTCAGGAACATCCAGTAAATATTTATTTGATCACAACCGATACAATGACAAACGTAATTCAATCAATTAGAACTAAACAAAAACAATTCGAGCATATGCAAGAATCAATGAGTAAAGCAGTAATGAAAAATATAAAATCAGAATCAAAAACTGAAATTATCCGCGAAGTTAGAACCGAAAAATCAAAAAACTTTGAATTGTTTTTAGGGGATAGTGTTCAAACAATAAAGAATATTGCTGATGAAAGTATAGGGTTTTCAATATTCTCTCCCCCTTTTGCAGAACTTTATACTTATTCATCAGAACTTGAAGATATGGGTAATTCAAAAGATTACAATGAGTTTTTATTTGCTTTTAACTTTTTAGTTAAGGATATATTTCGCATTTTATGGTCTGGTCGCAATGTTGCAGTTCATTGTATGGATTTGCCTATTCAAAAAGGTAAAGAAGGTTATATCGGATTGCGTGACTTCTCAGGCATGATTTTAAAATGTTTTACAGATGCAGGATTTATTTATCATAGCCGGGTAACTTTATGGAAAAACCCGGTAACGGAGATGACAAGAACGAAGGCATTAGGATTACTGCACAAGCAAATAAAAAAAGATGCTGCAATGTCAAGAGTTGGAATACCTGATTATTTAATGGTATTTCGGAAACCCGGCGAACATTTGCATCCGGTTATTCATCAAGATACAGACCCAATTAAACCAGGTTATTTGCCAGTTGATATGTGGCAAAAAATCGCTTCCCCAGTTTGGATGGATATTGATTATGGCAATACTTTAAACCTGAAAGGCGCAAGAGATGAAAAGGATGAAAAGCATATTTGCCCTTTACAACTTGATACAATTGAGCGTTCATTACACTTATGGACAAACAAAGGGGATACAATTTATACTCCGTTTGCCGGGATTGGTTCTGAGTTATTTCAAGCAATTAAAATGGGGCGTAAAGCTAAGGGTGGAGAGTTAAAAACATCCTATTTTAATTTAGCCGTTCGTAATTGTCAAAATGCAGAGATAGGTAAAAATCAAACTTTGTTATTTGCATAATGCCCCGAAAAATAATTAAAACAAACGGCCAGGGCGATGCAGTTGAACATCCTAAAATCCAAACCTACAAAGCAAAGTCAAAGCCGTACAAAGAACCTGATTTCTTGCGGAATTACAGATTAGCAAGGGAAAGGTTCTTTTGGAAAAAATA